ATTAGTTAAATTAAGAGCGGCCTTTTCTTTTACACTCTGCGTTTGTTCAGTGGTTTGGTTTGCGTGGTCCATAAGAGGTTTGATTCTCTCATTGTATATTTGAGAGGGTGATTTATCAGGTTCAGCTTTGTGGAAATCTTCCATGAAAGACTTAAGCTCTTTGGCTTCTGGGTTATCATCAAAGAAATCTCTTGCAGCACCATTCCATTCCATCTTGGCTACTTTAGCCCTTAGCACATCATCATCCACATTTTTTTGTGGTAAATCATGTGTTCCTTTGTTTTGATAGTCTATTACTGCTTTAGCAAAATCACTGGGACTATAGCCAGCTTCTTCAAGCTGCTCTTTAGTGTATCCAGTCATACTAACTAATTCCTCACCAGCCTTTTCAGCAAAATCTTTTTTACTGATTTTGGTCTGTGCCTCTAAATAGGACTTTTCTAGTTCTTCTGCTGTTTTAAACTTACCAGCTAGAAGTCTCTCCTCCACCTTAGTTGCCTCAGGTGAAGTACCACCTAGAGTCTCAACTTGGGTCTCTGCCTTTGAGGGTGTCTCCGTAGAGGCCTCTGGCGCAAGATTATCCTTGTCTTCGCTCATACACAAATTGTTAACTTATTTATCCCTAATGTATAGGGGGGTTTAATAATCATTATCTATTTCTATCATTCTCTCTATCTGTTTGATTTTGAATTCTTCATCTGCCTTTCCGTCAATCCAATTAAGTATTTCCTCAATATATTTAATTTTCCCTCTGACTTCTGGACTCTCGTGAGCTACTAGTTCATTTCGGTATTTCTTCCAGTCTTCTTTGAGTTTGGTTTCTAATGCTCCGAAATACTCGCTCATCTTGAAGTCTTGCATTAGTTTAGAAAATTGTATATTTGGTTCCATATTATTGATTTGCTTGATTGAACTGTTGTAGTTCAGTTAATGGTTCTTCTTGTTGTAATCCCTGTAACGCACCTTGTTCAGCTTCTTGAGCTTGTAGTTGTTGGTCTACGTTTACTGGGAGGTCTTGTTCGGTTTTAAATCTCAATCCTGTTAATCCGATATGATCTAGATAAGCGTCGAACATCTTATCATAATCTCTTTTCAGACCTAGCTGTACACCTGTCTGTATCCCTGTGAGGATTCTTTGGGCGTTCTCAGCCTTGTTTAGGGGTTGAGAGTTATCTATGTCCACTTCGAGGTCAAAGTCGCCTCTAAGCGTTTCTGGTGAGACATCTATAAATCTGAATGGACTTTCGTCTCTCAGCTCTTCTGGGATTTCTTTTATCTCATCAATCTTTTTCATTAACATTTCATCGCCTGTAACTCTTAAGATGAATTTCTTTGTGATGAATTGTCTATCAACAGACAACCATTGTTTAAAGAATCTAACCAAGAAATCATTTATGTTGCCTCTTACCACAGCGAATCGTGTATCTGCATTTCTATCTTTAATAATTGAGGTAGTTGCACTTCTATCAGCTGCACTACCAGTGGCTATTTGGTTAGCACCNTTAATCTTTTCTACAAATTCAAATATTCTTTGAATAGCGGGTGTTGCTAATTGTGCAACATCTCTTACTTGGAGTTGTTCTAGGTCTGTCATGTTGTCTACTTCCACTACTCCACCAGGAGAACTGACAATAGAACGAGCTGATAAACCAGAACCTCTCTTAATCTTCCATAATCCTGAGTGTAGAGTGTCTTCATTCTTGATTGCTCTATTCACAGTCTTATTAAGATACTTCTGCATGTTCATTAATTTTAAACCAGGACCTACTCCATACCATTTACCTTTTGTTTTTTGGAACCAAGTTTCTTCGAAAGGTTTCATTCCGTGATCAAATGGATTCTTATCTACTCTTAAAAGGGTAGGTTTGTCCTCTATGTCTGCAATCTCTACTACACCATCAATCATTATCTCTTTATCTTTTTTCTTTCGTGTTAACCAACTAAGAGGTATTTTACCCCAGCGTTGATAAACTTCTGTCATTGGGTATTCATAGTCGATTGTGCTCTTACCAATCTCATCTGGTCTAACTGAGGTTGCATCATAGGTGTCAAACTTACTTGTTGTGAATCCTGTTATGTCTTTGGTGTTTTTCCATAAACGGTTAGCTTTAGCGTCTGCTACGCTCATTACTGTTTTCACACCAATAGACGGTGCATCTTGGATGGAATCTGCTGTTGGGTCTATGTATACATTCAAGATGTCTATTTGTTGGAACCCAATCATGTCTTTTAAAACATTTACCTTTGGCTTGGGTCCTTTGCCAAAGAATTTCTTAACCTTGTTCATTAATCCTTTTTCTTTGAATACTTCACGTTGGAAGTTCCAGAATACTCCCCAGACAGTTGTACCGTCTCTTGAGAGGTCAAATAAAGAATTTCTGAAATGGGTAGGGAAACGGGTTTCTTTGATTTGTTTTTTAAGAACCTGTTCTCCAATCAATGCAGAAGGTACACTTTTTTCATTCTCTGGTAAGACAGTTATTGCTTTATCGTTAACAAATGTCTTACTAGCGAGTGTATCTACCTCCCACTGTGTCAAAGGGACAAAAACTTTCTCAGCACCACTTACGTCCTTAGGGCTTTCAAATTTATTAGCATAATACTGACGTGCTTTTTTGATGTCAGTTCTAATAACTTGAGAAGCATCTTCGTACTTCTTACGTTCTGATTGTATTTGACCTATTATCTCTTTTGTAAAATCAGCCATATTTTTACCAGTCATTATCTATAAGAACAGATGTGGGTGTTTGATATTCATTTACCCGTTGATTCGAATAAGGTTCCGTTAAATCTTTACAAGCAAGAGCCAGAGACATAACCATATCATCATGGTAACCAGTAGGAGCATTATAAGTAATGTTTCCTGATGGGGTTACTTCATATGAGTATGCTTCTAGTTCACTTACTAGTTTAGGTATGTTGGGTATTTGAATCTTTTTTTGTTCTATTAAGATAGCTAAATTATTTATTATATCTTTTTTAGTTGTGTTAGTTGTTGTGAAAGGTTCATAGTTTGGGGGGAGGTCTCCTATTACTGCATCACCTATAGAATTCCTTTCAGCATTTATAGGAGGATTGCGATACTTCTCTGACATNAATGACAGCCTAGGTTTCTGAAGCTTCCAATCAAGTTCATTAAAACGGTCAATACCTATAATTCTAAAGGTGTCGGTCTTTTTAACGAATGTTTGGACTGTAAAGTCAGTTAACCTGGCTAGGTCAAGTCCACCCTGGTATACGTCGTTCTCATTGTACTCTTGATCGTACCAAGGAAAGGAACGGAACTGGGTATCAAATAAACAATCTTTAATACCTCTAAAAACAGAACCTGCACCTTCAATGAATTCAGCTTCGTATTCTTGCATATAATCATTTGCTGGTAACTCAAGCTTGGCTTTCTCTACTTCGTCTTCTACATTGGGGATATAAGGGTTGTCTTTGGTTGCCATGTGAAAGTAAGAGTAGTCTTCAAAAGTATTATCTGTATCGGTACCTTTAAGCATTAAGTCATAAAACCAATTCTTCCCAAAAGGAGTTGAGATAAATACAGCTTTACCAGCTCTATCGGTTAGAGTAGGTCTAAGATGGGTTCTCCATACTTCTTCATTTACACGTGCAGCTTCATCTACTATTAATAGATCTAACCCACTACCAAGTAATGAACTAGGGTTATCAGTAGATTTGAGTTCTAATTTAGAACCTGAATAACATTCCATTGAATATTGAGACTTATTAACTTTAATCATCTGTCCAAACTTTCGATTAACAATCGTTGCAAACTGTAAAAGGTAATCCCATGAACGTCTAGCTAAATCATAGGTAGGAGCTGCTATCCAGATATTATGACCCTTTCCTTCTTTCTGAGTAATCAAATAAATGAGAGCTATGTATGCTGCTAACAAAGTCTTACCAGAACGTCTCCCCCAACAAAGGGTGGTGAAACGTGTCATTTGTGAAAGAACCTCTGATTGTTTTGCGTGGGGTTTAAAATCTATCGCCTCTTTAAGTTTTGTTAAATCTAGCTCCATGTTATTTTATAGACTTTAATTCCTCATAATCTTGTTTTAACTTTTTTGCAAGCTCTTTAGCTCTTACTTCATATTTCTCACTTAGTACCATCGACTCTATTAACTCCATCCAATCATCCGCCAACTTTTCATCTCCTTTAAATCTTTTTGTCATACTTTTCTTATTTTCTTTAAATCAAATACGTTACCTCCTAACATTAATCTTGAATCACCTGCCACTCTCGCAACATCTCGAACGATCTGGGCTAATGCTTCGTTCTTGGATTTATATCCTGCTCTTTTCCAATTAGGAGTAAATACAGGAGTGTCACTAGTGTCATCTTTAGTGTCATCTTTAGTGTCATTTGACACCACTTTAGTGTCANTTTTGACACTAGGTGTCACTTTAGTACCATTTAGTGTCATTTCTCCACGCTTGTATTTACGAAATGCTGTAGATCTACTACACTTATTTGCCTTCATATAGGCATTTATTAGCTTATTTACATTCATAGGATTGTTATTTGATAAAATTTATTGGTACTAATATATATATATTTTAGTTATGCTATGGGGGTCTCCCACCTCTCTTTCTTTTATCTAATATTAGCTAATAATTGTCTTTATATTGTGTATTATCTTATATCTTTAGGTATTTGTAGTCCTATTATGTTAATGTTTTGTTGTTTATCTTCCATTAAACCAGTTATTTTAGCTAATAATTCCCATGCTTTTAGTCTATCTCTGCTATGTTTAGTACTTGTTTCTTTTCTTATACCACTCTTAATAGTATACTTATCAGTCATAGCATCAACTTGTTGCTTAATTGTTTCCTTAATAATAGGCTCTTTAAACTTATTACTTGCTATTACCCATAAACTATTACGCTTTAATTCTTTACTATGCTTTTTACCGTATACTGCTTTATAACATTCAGACATATTACCTAATAATCCCTTACCACCTCTTAAATATAACTCTATTAGTTTTATTTCTTTAGGTGTTAAATCTCTATTTTGTTTAATAACTTCTTTAGGAATTGTTTTAATTACTTTACCTTGAATAGCCTTGCCTTTCTTTACTGCTTTAGTATAATCTTTTAAATGTTTATTATTGGGATCTTTTGGTTTTAGTTTAACTTTTTTAATCATACTGATATGCTTTTTATTGGCTTGTTTTAGTTCTGTATTATAGTTATACACAGGTAGTTACTTGACAATATATCTATACTATGATATACTTACAATATAATTAAATAACCTATATATATGAATTACTATTTATTAAAGAATAACCACAATATAAACCTTTTACTTGATAATCCTTTCCGTAATAATAACGTTGTTACTACTTTTAGAAAAATGCTTGACGCTGATGTTTTTAAAAGCAAGATCAAGCAAGGCTATGTATATCTACTAATTAAACAAAATGGAAATGCACTAGCTTGCAAAAAAGACTTATTCAACGCTATCAAGTTTAAGGAAAAGCGTGGTAGAAAAAAGGGTAACTATTGCAATCAATCAGAGTTAGTTAAAATACTTACAATATAATTAATTCATTAATCTAAATTATATGAATAAAATAAGTTTATCTAATAAATCACATAATGATACTTGGGTATGTTTATGTGGTAATGAACCAGCACAAGATGGTTTTTATACCTGTGATAATAATGGTAATGAAGTAGAACCTACCGAAAAAGATTGGACTACTAACAATTATGTATGTGCTAATTGTGGTCGTGTTATAAATGTAAACACGCTTGAAGTAGTCAAGCAAGTTAAAAATTTTAAATTACTTGCTTAAACTGTTTAGCTATTATTGCCCATAATAAGTTATGGGCAATATATAACTAATCAATAAGCCAATAACATTTGGTAATAAACTAACTATAATTATATGACAACTAATAAACTACTAACTAACTATTTAACAGAACAGGGATATACTTGGAAAACTGCACAAGAGCTAATCAAAACCGCTCACTATAAACTAATTAAAAATTATATACCAGATTGTCCTGGCTGGACTGGCAACGCAATAATGATTGTATGGTCTGGTGATATATCTTTTTATGAGGTTTTAATTGTCAAGGGTAAAGATGTAAACCAGTATTTAGAGCGTGTACCTTGCGAGTTTAAGTAAATTGATTAACTATACTAGCTTATAACTTGACTTATAGGCTAGATATAGTCAACCATTTGACTAACTAATTTACTAACATACAATTGTATGGAACTATCAAACTATATAAGTAAACTAGATATTGCTGATGTCAATACGCTTGGTATATCTAGTTATGAGATATTAAACGGCTTAAATTATAATTTTAATTATATCAAGCTATTAACCATTATGAAAGATTATGAACCTGCTAATACTATAACTAGAAACGAACTTGCAGAAATGGTATTTACTGAGTTATACCCTGCTAATTCTAATCATTGGGACACTCAATATAAAAGGTATAAACAGTGTTCAGTTAACTTAATT